AAAAAACTTTACATTTTGTGCAATTAGGGGTTGACTATATCTATATTTTTGTCAAACTATAGGTATGTTTAAAAGATTAAAAGTTATAAAGCCACTACGCATAAACGAACACCTCCTTGAAGTCGGAGATGTCTTTGAAGTTACACAGGTTGCACATGATGCGTCAACTAATGCAATCTTCTTTCACCCTGCCGATGTAAAGGGGATGCCTAAAGGGACTTACTGGTTATTCACCGATAAAACTTTTGAGATTATAGCTTGACACTAGCTCAAAAATCTACATTATTATAATCATGAAAACAATAGATGTAACACCAACATGGGAGGCTCTTATGCCAGCAATGGTTCAAGTCCTCAGAAACCCAAAAGCCAACAAGGAATCCGTCCAAGGCATTACCGAAGAACTTCTTCGCCTTGCACGAATCGTAGATAGCCAAAACTCATGAGAAACGAAGATATGCCACCAGCTCCACCCGTAGATCACTCTCCCATCCTTGACTTATTGGATGATTTCAATCACGCCAGAGAAGCATTGGTGCAGGGACTTAAAAAGATTGGATTCTCCGATGAACAAGCTTATGCAAAGATTATGCGTTACCAAACAGAGACACAACGGATGTATAGGACATTTAAAGAAAAACCTAATTTCCGTGAGGCAGTTTATGATTGGGACGGCAAAGCAGTCTATGATTGGAAAGGCCGTAAAAAAGTCACAATCACCCATAAAGACCTTGACACCGAAGCATAAATCCACATTATTGAATTATGATTAAATTAAAAGATGCACTAAAGAACCTGGGACTGACACAAGAGTTTTACAATGACCTTGAGGCCGATGTACAATCAGACAACATTTTAGCTCAAACAGGATTGATCCAATCCACTAAAGAAGATGTGGAAGATGAAGTTGAGCAGTTGGATACCACGGAAGATGCTCGGGACGAAAACGATGAAAGCGAAGTAGATATGAATATCTTATCTCCAACAATGAAAGCGGTTTACAAATGATGATACCAATTGTAATTCTTAGTCTTCTTTGCCTTGTTGTAATTGGAATATTAACTGACACATTATGAAATTCACTTATCCCAGAGAACTCTCATTTGCACATCCAGATTATAAGGTTGCATGTGATGAAAAAGAAACTCCCACCATTGGCGTGGACAACAAGACATATCTGATGGTATGGAACACAATCAAAAAGATTCACGACTATTATTGTTTTGAAGACGATATATTTTATAGCGTGAAAGAATACTGGGAAAGGGCAGAATAATTATGGAAGCAGGAATCGACAGACTAACTTATCAAGTAACTAGCATTCCAGAGTCTATAGACGTTGAATATCCTAACTTAAAAATTGATGATATTAGCTCTGAGGATTGGCCAAGAAGAAAACGCAAACACGGGGGATGGGAGTACAATGGAAACAAAGTAGGTCAAACCATTGAGTCCGATGCTGGAACTAAATGGATAATCACAAAAAAGGAATTTATATTAAAATGCATACAATAGACACAATAGAAACAGATTCCACAATTAAAGATATGAATCTAACACGGGCGCAATTGATTGATTACCTTCTTGACCTTATGGTACATGGAGACAAAGAAGAAAGAAAAGAGGCGCAAGAAAAATTGTATGTAATTTGCCCAAAGAGGTATTAAAAATTTGTATTGTATATATAGGGAGTTGTTTCCCTCTTGTTATTACTGGCCCCTGTCGAGGTTGACGCCCTCGGCAAGGGTTCTTTTTGTATAAGTCAAGTTGCCCGTTTTGCCCGTTTTCTGCAAATAGGCTTAATAGGTACTTGCCAAATATATCCTCTATAGGGCATTTGCCCTGCTGGGGCGAAAAACCACTAAACCAGATTGGCACGGGATTTGCAGCCCGCCCCGTGCCAAAAAAACTTTATCTTTTTTGCAATTAAGTGTTGACTTTATAGAATTTTCTGGCAGACTATAATCATGACTAAATCAAAAACCACATTAAAAGAGGGCGACATCGTAATCGCAAGCACAAATGAAATTTACATTATTGAAGAAATTGTGAATCATCCGACGTGGGGAGAGGTTGCAAACTGCCGTTTGTATCAGTCACAAGTCAGGCATGGTATCCGTTGCAAGGGATTGAGAAAGCATCCATTTTTTTCCTAAAAGCCTTGACTTCACTAAATTTTTTGTCATACTATTATTAGAATTAAGATTAACCTCATATTATAAAAAACCATGTCAGACCCAACCAAAACCTATATTACCGACGGCAACCAAATCGGCAAAGACGCATTCGATGCAGGCTATGAGGGTCGGCTGTCCGATTGCATGAACCCCTCCGTCTACGCTGACGTGGGTGAGAACTGGCGCATCTGGTCTGAGAATTATCAGGCTGGCCAACGTGACGCTCGTTCTGACGAGATGGATTTTGTGGCTGATGCTCAGTCCCCTGATGCTACTGGTCAAAACCAGTGGAGGCAGGACGAGGCCGTGGATCTCGACTATGGTTACCACGCCTTTCACGACATGTGAGATTGGCACGGGGCGGGCAGCCGCCGCCATGCCATATTGTTTTATAGGTATTTGTATGCATTTATATTAAAAGTGCATACATCCTACAGTACGAAAAAAAAGATAAAAAAGGTAAAAAAAATGTTGACCTTTTCAAAAAATTCTATTTAATTAAAATCATGAAAAGTTGGAAAAGAAAAGTAGTTTGGATGTCGTTGCCTATGCCAAAGTTGGATTGGGAAACCTTTAAGAGAACCTGTTCACACTTGAGTGTTGAAGACGCCAAGGATCGTGCAGTTGTAGTGATGGAAAGAATACAAAAGAAAAAGTCTTGACTTAACGAAAAATTCTGTCAGACTTAAAGACATAAAATTAAACGAATCAAAAAAAATTATGACACAAGGAAAAGAATACAATGGCTGGAGCAATCACGCAACCTGGAACGTTGCATTATGGATCAACGGAGAAGAAGGAATTCATACTTTCGCAAAGTATTTTTCAAACTATCTCGATTTTGTCGCTGGCATGAAGGAAGTCAGCGAAGGATCATTGGCTTTTGAGACTCCTGATGGAGTAAGCTGGACAGATTCGGCTCTCGACCATGACGAGCTTAACGAGATTTTTTCTGACATGGAAGAGGAAAATTCTCTATGAAAGACCAAGCTTGGAAACCTTACTCGGAAGAATTAAAATTCTATTTGACAAAACAATAAAAACCCACATACTTAAACCTATAGAAAATCAAAAAATTATGACAAAAGAAACACTAGCAATGATCGTGGCCGAAAACTTTGAAAAAGCCAAGCATGGAGATGCCTTTGCGATTTCTGCCATTATTGGGGCACAAGAGGAATTGAAAAAGATTAAAGAGCTTGAGGATAGAATCGCCCAAGGAAACCCATTGCCATCAAACCCATTAGTATAAAACCATGAAAACATTTGACGACCTAGAATTTAATCCTCACGCCAACAACCCTAAAAGCGTTCAAGCTCGTTGCTCTCTTGGCAACAGCATCTCAATTTCTGTCGTAGCTGGCGAAAGCCTTTACGGAAGCGTTGAGTCTGCCCTTTATGAAGTTGGAGCGTTTCAAGGTAGGGAGTGGATTCCACTTTCTTGTGCTGATGACGTTATAGGATGGCAAAGTCCAGAACAGATCACGCAGTTGATGGCTCAACTGCAAGCGGATAATGTCCAAGACTGGATTAAGCAAAAGATTGGCGAGAAACTTGATTGGCAAGAAGAAAACATATATACTGCATAAGTATTAAAAAGTATTAACTTTTTTAGTGTTAGTGTTCATGATAAAAGGTATTGTAGCGGGGTCTATTTCCCTGGTTAGATTTGACGCCTTTCCGATAACTACATAAAAGTCGGAGTCGCCGTCCCCTGCCGAGGTTAGTGAGGTTTCCTCGGCGGGGGATTTGGCACGGGAGCGGCAGCCCGCCCCATGCCAATTGCATTTGTATTAAAAGTGCATACATTTAGCGCTAACGAAAAAACTTTCAGAAACCTCTTGACTTTATAAAATTTTCTGTCAAACTAGTACCATAATGACAAAAAGAGAAGTAGAAGAAAAAAGAAAGCGCGAAGAAGCTCAGGGACTGAAGGAATTTCTTGCCAGCGATAAGTATAAGGTTTTTGCCAAGGAAACTCTAGAAGCCAACGCAAAGCTTTGTGAAACTGGCCTTTCAGATGCAGAATTTCCTCCTGACCCCGAAGCTCAAAAGTCCTTTGCCAAGCGTTTTCGTGCGTCCATGCTGGGAGTGGTTGACCAGTACAATGCAGACGAATTCCCTGGGGTTGAATTCACCGAAGAAAGTTAAACAAAGCCCTTGACTTTATGAAAAAAGTTGTCATACTAAAATTATAGAAAATTAAAAAACCATGCAAAAACAAATCATCATCGGCAACCTAACCAAACTAATCGGCAAAGCCAATGCCCCAAGCGATTTTGCCATCGCCACCACAATGGTCAGACATGCTGACCTTGACAATTCAAGCAAGATAAAACTGCACACATTTATTGCCCAGAAAAAGATTCAAAAAGGGCATTGACAAAAACCTTTTTATTTGCCAGAATTATTTAAACTCAAAATCAACGTATCAAAAAACCATGACAATCGATCAATTAGCCCATCAAGATTCTGCCGATCAACTCGCATCTTGCCCCGATTACAATCGTTGGCTTGACAAGCAACAGGAACAAACCTTGCAACTGATGGAGGAACATTTTCGTTCACTCAATCAGGGCAACGGGCAAACCTACGACAACCTAGAGGATCAACTCTCTCATTAGAATGATTACAATCAAAAGACATCCTAACCTTGACAATTGGATCGAGGTTAGACACTTCTCCAAGCTACTTGATCAATTCAGCTCACGAGTGCAAGCGTATCGTTTTGCTTGTGAACAGGCAGAAAAGCGTAGGACAAAAATGATGGATCTTGACAAGGGGGAAATCAACTACCGCCCACTAAGATGATTATTTTAGCGTTAGCAATGGGAGTGATTATATTTGCATACATTACCCGATAAAGATATTAAAATGTATTAACTTTTAGTCGTATATACATACCTCAGTCAATCCCCCATCGAGGTTAGTGGTTTTTCCTTGGTGGGGGAATTGGCACTCGGCGGGCTGCCCGTCCCATGCCAATTTGTTTTATAAGTATTTATATGTATTTATATTAAAAATGCATACATTTTACCTCACGAAAAAAAAGTGAAAAAAGTTTCACAAAAGGGTTGACTTTATAAAAAAAACTGTCAGACTATTATTATAACAATCAAAAAAGAAAGAAAAATCACATATGCAATTCATTATCAAACCACCCTCCAAGTACGGCAACTACTGCATGACCGTTTTTAACTGCGGTTATCGCATCGCAATTCACAACTCTCAGAGCCGCAAGTACATTTCGCGAGTGATCCGCAAGTATACCGACAGAATGGCAAGTCCATCCCATGCCGCACATGGCAAAGCTGTTCAGATCGTTTGGAACTAAAACCTAACTTATATTAAAAATGATTAAAATTAACGACATAGTCCTTACCGCGCAAAACAATCTTTGCAAGGTGCAATCCATTCGCAGTAAAATTGCTTTACTCAAGGGCGTTGGCTCAGATAAAAAGCTCATTGCTTGCGTAAAGGATCTCCGCACCTTAAAACCTTTTCATGGGGCAACAACAATTATTTAAAAAAACTTTGCTATTCGCTTGACTTTACCAAAAATTCTGTCAAACTAGTTAAAGAATTAAGATTAAAACCACTAACTAAAAAACCATGTTTCAGATCACATTAGAAGTAACACAAGTAACCCCTCGCACTTGGCTAGAAGTCGGCCATGTCAAAACAATCAAGATGGATCAGGCATTGCCTATCGGTTCTGAGATCAACGATTTCGGCCACGTTGCCAAGGTCATTGACGTTCAAGAGATTGAAGAAACTCCTTGGACAGAAGAACAAGAAAAGAAGATGCAAGCCAACATGGCAAAAGACATCAACGCATCCTTTGACAGGAAAACAAGAAGGATTTTCAACTCATGAGTACAATTGACGAACCTCCATTTATATTAACAACACTTAACGAACACAACATAATTTTGAGAAAGGACAATCCATATTATAAACCAACAGGAAAAGATATGCCTTTAGGGATTGAGTGCGTAGTCGCCAACTCGGACAGACTGGTCGAGATTACAAAAGATTTAAATCTTGATGAAGATAATGTGGTGTGGCTGTTGAATGATTAAAAAGTATTAACTTATATTATATGATAATTGTATTGACTATATGTGCAGGGTTTGCGATTGGGTCGGTTAGCCTTTGCTTATTGTGTTTGAGGTAGGGCTGTAGCCCGCTCTATGACTGGCCTCACGAGGCCCCGCAACCCGCATAAACACTGGGCTGGGGGCCGATAGAGATTGGCACGGGAGCGGCAGCCCGCCCCATGCCAATTTACTTTATAAGTATTTGTATGCATTTGTATGCATTTTGCATATGTTTTAGAGGGCCTAAAAAAACTTTATTTTTTTTTCGATTAGGGGTTGACTTTATCAAAAATTCCGTCATACTATTATTATATTAAGATTAAAACCACGAATTAAAAATTATGCATCACTTAAAAGTAGACATCCTAAACCCTGACACCAACGAAGTTTTAAAGCACAATGTTAACATGAGCTTTGATGGAAAAAAGTCCATTGGCGAGATGAATGCCGTTTTGCTTGCTCAAGGTGGCAATTGTTTTCGGGTTATCGAAATCGTTAAAGAAAACCCCGCCCTTCCCCCTGTTCGCTTATTTTAACCTAAAACCATAAATCAAAAAACCATGTTTAAAGTAATTAGAGTATCCTTCGACATCGACACAGGCAACGAATCCGAGGACGTTATTGTCCACACGCCAGACCAAGATTTTGCGAATCAGATTCGCGATGAGATTAACCTTGAGAATCAAATCCCTGGCCACGAGCATTTTGCCGTCACTATTCATGTTTAAACCACAAACCAAAAAAAAATTATTATGACCAAGAAACATTTTGAACTTATCGCCCAAACCCTCAACAAGGCTTACACTATTGCGTCTCCTGGGTCTGCAAGTCACCACCATGCAGTAATGAATGTTGTTGAAGCAATCGCCTTTGACCTGTCAGTAAAGTTTCAAGATCTCAATCCAAACTTTGACCAAGATCGATTTGTCGAAGCGGTAACAGAAGATTAAGCCTTATGTATAGGGTTATGTATAGCCTTATGTATAAGGTTATGTATAGCGTTTTGGCACGGGAGCGGCAGCCCGCGCCGTGCCAATTAGCTCTATCACTGGGCTAGCGGCCGATGATGCATTTATATTAAAAGTAGTATTTATTCCGAATTAAATCGAATTAATTAATTTGCCGACGAATTTTCCGCAACTTAAAGAGCTTTAAGAGTTTTTTTATGCATTTATTTTGCTGTTTGGCTCTATTAGTGGTCTCAGGGCCGATCTTTTTCCTCGTATTTTTCGGAAAATGGTTTATAATGTATTACATAGAAAATTAAGAAAGACCTTTTTAAAAACCACAAACCAAAAAAATCATGCAATTATTCAAAGCCACTCATTTCGTCATCACCCCTCACGCTGGAGATTCCGCTTGCGGATTCGGCTTCTCCAAGTCACCCAAGCAAGCCATTAAGCTTGCCAAGGCTAACGCTTGGGACGGCCTCAGCCGTTGGGACAATGCCAATGGGCATTGCTCCTCCATCGGTGGGGAAGTCACCCACCTCCTTAACGCCACCAATGGCAAGGTGGTCAAGCAGATCCTTGATCTGTAAAAACTTCACTTATACCCTTGACTTTATCAAAAAAGTTGTCAAACTAGTAGAATAAATTAATTAAAAAACCACATTATGAAAAACATCTCATCCCTCCCACAAGAATTTCAAAACATCTTTGCCCAGCTTAAGGCAGAGCAAGATGCCGAAAACGCCATTGATGGCACGCAGACAAAAGCCTCGAAAGAGGACATTCAAGACGAAAGAAATCTTTTTGATGCCGACGTTGAAAAAGTCGACGAAAACGACGAAAACGAAATTGACATGACTTTCGTTAGTCCGTCCATGCGTGCAGTCTTCCAGTAAAGATATTAACTTATATTAAGATGGCTGGGGCAGTTCAAGCACTCCCCCCATTAATCAAAAAAAAAGCTTGACGTGTTCTCTGATTTTTGCGGGGGGGTGGTTATTCTCATAATCAGATTCAAATTCCAATTAAAACTACGCGATCAATTAAAATTGGCACGGAGTAGTCGTGCCAAAATGAAATGAAATAAGTAAGCAGGTCCCCCCATTAATAGAATTAAAAGCCAAAAAACCCAACTGCATTAGATCGATAAGTCAAAAAAAAATCGACCCTACTAAAAAATAGAGCCGATTTAATTATGAGGGTTAGTGTACCTAAGAACTAATTATTTTTATCGCAATCTTCGTTATCGCAAGATTCTGGTTCTTCGCAACATTCATCTGCTGGTTGGTCTGAAGAGTTTGCAAACTGTGCTGCGGCTTCAGTTTCATTTGCCTGCTGTTCGTAAGCGGATTCAAGATTTTGCTGCATATCCGCAAATAGCTTTTCAAGATCTTCTTCCGAAGCGGCATCCACTCGCTGGTCCGCTTGTTGGCGGCATTGCAAGTCGATAGTAGCAAGGACTTGTTGAAACGAAACGGTATTAAACATTCTGGAGGCGACAAAGAGTTTTAGCTCTTTTTTTGCTTCTTCGTTAAATTTCGATTCCTCTAAAGGAGGAGGGTCGATTACGGCTGTATTAGATTCTGTATCATTACTCATACGTTATGATAACAGATTAGGATAAAAAATCAAAAAATAATTGGATAAACTTTTTCGAAGTTAACGATAGAGTATTTTTTATTTTCGCGTACCACTCTTTTAGTTTTAAAGCCTAAAGAGTCTAGCCTTTCTTGGAGCTGAGGGATCGCAGCTTTTTCGATACGAATAATAATATTGGTTATATCAGGGTTGTGAAAAATCTCATTTGAAAATTCTAGACAAATATCTAGCGCCTGGTCTTGTTGGTTCATTTTTTCTTCCTTTTCTTTTTTTCCTTTTCTTTTTTTAATAAATTCATAATTGGCTCGATATTATTTTCGCTTAAATATTTTGCTGGATTATCTCCATTTAGTTCTTGTTTAGGTTCGCTCAACCATTTAGCCGCTTGGTATAGTGGGAAAGTGGAAGATAATTCTTTCATAAATTGGATTCTATTCATAAGTGGCCATAAAATGTAGCACGGTACTATTGTAAAGCTTTTGTCGCTGTTTTTCATTTAATTCTTCTAGTTTCTCAATGATTTTTTGTTGCTCTGTTGAGATATCTATTAGTGCGTGAAGAATTTTGTTTTGTTGGTTATGTAATTTCTGTGATTTTTTAATTTGGTATTTGAGTTCATAAAGCTCTTCGTTTGGCTGTGAGACGAACCCCTGAACAAGGATAAAGATTATTAAAAACATAAAAATTCTAAGACTCACATATAATTTATACACATGAGAGTGTATCATAAGATAATGGCAAGAAAAAAGAATTCCGATCAGGAACAAAAATTGTTAGGCAACCTCGCAAATTTTAACGGACTAACCTCAAATTTTCATGTTCAATCTAAGAGGCTTACTGTAAAACAAAAGGCATTTGTAGATTTATCTTTAGATCTAAATACTAACGTAGTTTTCTGCGCAGGTCCAGCAGGTACAACAAAGACTTATGTAGCGGTATATTCTGCATTAAGATTTCTGAGTGCAGATCCTGATTTAGATTTATATTATGTTAGAACGGTAGTAGAAAGCGCAGACAGGGGGCTGGGAGCTTTGCCTGGAGACATAGACGACAAATTCAATCCTTACATGGCTCCTCTAGATGATAAACTTAGAGAGATGGTAAAGCCCACAATCATACCAGAGCTTATCCAAAAACGCAGGATCGAAGCCATGCCTATAAACTATTTACGAGGTGCGAGCTTTAGGGATAAAATTGTTATCGCTGACGAAGCTCAAAATTTCACGTTTCAGGAGTTAACCACTCTAATCACTAGAATCGGAGAGAATAGCAGGCTTTTTGTATGCGGGGACTTTATGCAGTCAGACATTAATGGTAAGACGGGATTTCGCAAGATGTATGATATTTTTGATGATGATGCTAGCAAAAAACGAGGGATCCATACTTTTGAATTTGGGATAGAAGATATTAAGCGAAGTAAGATCTTATCTTATATAATTAAAAAGATCCAAGGCAGTTCAAGTGTATAGATAGTAAATGGATCTTATTATAGCAGCAGCAATCGCAGCACTCGCCAGCATCGCAACGGTAATTATTAGAGCAAAAATGGATCGGGCACAGAGGCCCTGTAAGCTTCAAAAGCATACCGTTCAAAACGAAGACGTATATAAGGCTTTAGAGTTTATGCTTTCTAACTTAAATGCGGACAGGGTAGTGGTATATGAATTCCATAACGGCGACGTTTATTATTCTGGCAGCTCCCAGCAAAAATTTAGCAACACCTATGAAGTTTTAGCTGAAGGGATAAGTTCTGAAATCAGGAAACAACAAAATCTTAGGGTATCATCCTTCAATAGGTTTGTTAAGCCTTTAATTGATAATGACATATATGATTACGCAGAAATATCTAAAATAGATAATGTAGGAGTAAAAGAATTTTTCGAAGACCAAGGGACAAAAAGTACTTTTTGTGTACCTATAAGACTTTTGACAGGGAATATCATCGGGATCCTAGGAGTAGACTACGTTAAGCAATCTACGTTCTTAACTAAAGATCAGCTTCATTTTATTAAAAATCAGGCAACAATTATCTCTGGTTATTTAAAAGATTAAAAAAAATTTTATTATAAGTCATGAATGTTGAATATTGTACAGAATGTGGATATAAAAATAGCTATGCTCTTCATGCTCCTAATTTTTGTGGAGGTTGTGGGGTTAAAATTGGAACTAGCACTGCAACAGTAAAAAAGGCTCCGACTATAAAACCTTCGCCAAGAGATAGTTTGCGGCGCCAACCCAGAGAAGAAGTGGTTGAGGAAGAAGTGTTTGAAGAAGTGCCTAATATTTCTAAGCTAGAATATGATATAGATAGCTCTTTTGGGAATCAAAAAATTACAATAGGCGACATTATGAAGGAGGGCCCTTCGAAAGGGGCAACGCCTAGAGTAAGGCAAGGGGTTTCGAAAGCCAAATCCAAGGAAGAGATTTTAGAAGAAAGCTTAAAAAGTTGTAAAAGCGCAAGAGCACAGCCTCCTGAAGATGTCGAAGGATAAGACTCTCAGTTATAGCGATTGTTCAGAAATTATTGATAACGAACTTCACAAAAGAAGAGGAAAGTGGTTCCTCTATTCTATTGCGTGGTTGGATTTTGATGACGTCTGTCAAATTATTCGTGCCCATATCAATAAAAAGGGGGACCAATGGGA